TTCAAAACATCTAATGGTAGTTCAGCAATTCCTATTCACGAAGGGACAACCAAAACCAAAACATTCCTAGTCGGTGAGTACAACGAAGCAGACGTATATATTATTCCAGATCTTAACATGGACACTGATACGGCAGTAGTAAGAGTGTATGATACATATGGTGCAACTACAAATACCGTATATACCAATATAACTGATGCCACAACTATTAATACCAACTCTACTATTTACATTTTAAAAGAAGCACCTAACGGATATTACCATTTGTCATTCGGTTCTGTTGCGTCAGGTGCAACTGCTGGTGTTCTTGGTAAAGCCCCCGTAGCAGGAAACGCAATTGAAGTTGAATATATTACTACTCATGGTATAGACGCAAACGGTGCGACATCTTATACACCATCAAGTACGGTTACTGTTCTCGGAACTGCATATGCTTTAACTGCATCCGTTCCAACAAAATCTGTTGGTGGTGATAATAGAGAAACCATAGAATCAATTCGAAAGAATGCACCATTCCAATATGCGACACAAAACAGAATGGTTACACCCGAAGATTATACATCTATTATCCTACGTAACTACTCAACACTCATAAACGACATTGTGTCATGGGGTGGAGAAGATGACGCATCACCTAAGTTTGGTACAGTATTTACATCAATAGATTTCGAAGATGATGTTAGTGCAGATAAACAGACAGATACCAAAGAAGCAATAATTGAATTGGTAAAACAACTTGCGGTCATATCATTTAATATAGAATTCAGTGATCCAGTTGAGACATATGTCGAATCTGATATATTCTATCAGATAAATCCACAATTGACATCATTAACCTCTCAAGCAATATCAGCATTGATCAACACCCAAGTGTCTAACTATTTTTCAGAAACACTAGGAAAATTTGGTAAATCATTCCGTCGTTCTAATTTGTTAACTTTAGTTGACGAAGTAAGTCCTGCTGTTCTTTCATCTCGTGCAGTTATAAGAATGCAACAGAGAATTACTGCGGTCATAAATGTTAATAATACATTTAATCTTACGTTCCCATCTGACATTGCACAACCTAATATATCCAACACTCCAACAGCTGAAGATTATGTTGTTAGATCTGGATTGTTTACAGTAGATGGTGTGACATGTAGAATTATTAATGAGACTTATGCAACTGGTGGAAAAGGGTATTCAAGTAATAAACTACAAGTTATTAACGCTGGTAACGGAGTTGTAGTTGTGGATAACATAGGTAGTTATGATGCAACTAAACGAACAGTCAGTATTGTTTCATTTAGACCTTCGGGTCTTCTCGGTGCTGGTGGAGATATCAAAATATCAATTCTACCCGCCAATCAATCAGCAATAGCACCACTAAGAAATAACATATTATATTATGACACAAGTGAATCAGTAATAACTCCAGTATCAGTATCAGCGGATAATTAAAAATGAGTGATCGTACCCTCAAAGATCTAAACAGACGAGAGATATCTTTGACTGGTAGTATAGTACAAGATGTTCTTCCTGACTATTATAAGTCGGATCATCCTAAACTTATATCTTTTCTTGAGACATATTATAACACTCTAGACTCTGATCACAGTTTTTCTACTGCTGGAAAACAAGTTTATTCACAGAGAGCTAAAGATGCTGATTCTGCTGGAACTGGACAAGTAACATATGGATGGGACAGTGACAGGAACTTTGGTCATCAATTATCAAATATCCCCACACTTCGTGACATTGTTCAAACAGAAACAGAAAATCTTAGTTTTATTGAAGATGAACTTCTTCTAGGTCAAAGTTATACCGCTGCTGGTGGTGCGATTGATAAACGTGTTGGTTCTGAATTGTCCAATAACTTTTATAGATCAAAAGGTACAAAGTTTGGTATAGAACGTTTCTTTAGATTGTTCTTTGGTGAGACACCAGAGATCATTTATGGTAAAGATTTGGTGATGAAGGTTGGATCTGCAATAGGCCCAGAAACTGGATTAAAAATAACAGACGATACAATATATCAGTTTTGGGGAATACTCATAAAACTTGGTATAGCATCCGCTGATTGGATGGACATGTATAAATTATTTGCACATCCTGGCGGTATGTATGCTGGTGCTTCTGTTCTTATTGAAGGTAAAAACGCAGACATATCATTTGATGGCATGCCACTTTCAGTAGAAGATACAAATCTACCAACATTCGAGGGTCAAGCATCGTTCGCAGCTCGTGCAATTACATCACTATCTGGTATTATCGGTACAACATCGAAACCATACGATAGTGAAGGTTCAACACCTGGTGGTAGATACAGAATTGATGTTGATCAATCAAGGTTCGACTACTTCTCAACAATCGGTGGAACAGACAGCGATACCAATTATCTCGGTACACTACGTCATTTGGACAACACATTCGAAAACTTGGTCAACGTTGTTCGTATCAACTCACAAACATTCGATATGGATAGTGATGGATCAGGTGTTAGTGTTGGTGGTGGTGGAGTTCTTAGAATGTCTGATGGTCAAGTTACTATCGACGCGGATGAATTCAAATATTATACAGATTCAGCATAATAACTATTATAAATAGATTTAACTTAGTAAGGTTAGAAAATTGCAAGAGAAATAATAAATAGAGGAACGTTGGCAAACGACAATACGGGAGATACACTCCGTAGCGCTGCTTCCAAAATAAACAATAACTTCCAAGAAGTATATAGAATTTTGGGAGATAGTAGTTCACCTACTTCTACTATCATTTTGGGTGCGTCTTCTATTATATCTGAAGGTTCTAGTGCAGACGATTACGAAACTACACTTGCCTTTGCAAATACGACTTCTAGTGACAAGACAATCACACTTCCAGATCTAACTGGTACTGTTTCTCTTATCACTGCAACTGAGACCTTAACAAATAAAACTCTTACATCACCTGTAATAACTACACCACAAATTAACGACACTTCAGCAGACCACCAATATGTGGTTGCAGTAAGTGAACTTGCGGCAGATAGAACTGTGACACTTCCATTATTGGCAGGTGCAGACGAGTTTACATTTAACGCACACACTCAGACTTTAACTAATAAGACATTAACAAGTCCCGTTCTTACAACACCAAAAGTAGCACAACTCAACGACACTGGTGGTAACGAGACAATCAAAACTCCTGCAACTGGCAGTGCGGTAAACTTCCTTACTGTAACTAACTCTGCCACGGGTGGAGATGTTACAGTCGCTGCTGATGGTAGTGACTCAGATGTAGATCTAGCACTTTCATCTAAAAACTTTGGATCAGTTGTTGTCAGTAATACTATGGTATTAAAAACACAAACTCTGACTGGAACAGGAGCAGCTGACCCCAAATTCCCATTGACACTCACAAGCAACGGTGGTGCATTTGCGGTGAGTTTAGTTGATGGTATAAGAACAGGACAAATGCACAAATTTATTAATCTACTTGGTGGTGTTTGTACTATTACACCAGAAACATTCGCAAATGGAACAACAGTAGCACTTGCACAATGGGCAGTAGCAGAACTCATATGGACTGGAGCAACTTGGGTGCTTACCACTCATGCAACCACTGGTACAGTCCCCGTAGTAACCGTAGCATAAACGAAAAGAAAAAAACATGGCAGCTATAATAACACAAAATACAAAACACCTTTTCATGACTCAGATGAAGGCAGATGCAGATTCCGCAAGCAACAAGTATTATATTGCTATTGGTAAAAGTGAAGATTGGAATGACTCTGATACTGCAACAACTCCTGTAATAACTGAGAGAGAAGAAAGAGATTTCAGATTGAGTATGCAAAGTGCCAAATTAGCGGCAAACTATTCTTTTGTTATACCTCGTGTTAACTGGTCATCAGGTACAGTATTTGGTGAATATGACGATACAGATGTATCTCATCCAACAGTACCCTATTATACCATGATCGATAACAACCAAGTTTATGTATGTCTTAGACAATCAAGAGGTGCTAACGGAACTGCTAACGCATCTACAGTTGCACCTTCTGGTACTGGTAACGTACCTTTTGCAACAAGTGATGGATATGCATGGAAATTCTTATATACAGTTGGTGTTGTTGATAACACTAACTTTACAAGTGCAAACTTCTTACCAGTTAAGAAAGTTCGTATTCTAGATTCAGATGGATCTGGAAATATAACATCTACATCTACAGACGTGCAACAAATAGCAATTCAAGATAGTGCGACAACAAGTCCGTTAGTTGGTATTGATATAACAGACCCAGGAGCAGGATATTCTTCTGCACCTTCTGTAAGCATTATAGGAAATGGTTATGGTGCAGTTGCATCAGCAACCATAGCTGGTGGAGCAGTCGTGAAAATTGTTATTGACGACGACAGTGCAGCTGGTACTCAAGGTATCAAAATGGGTCAAAATTATGATTACGCACACGTTGCATTATCGGGTGGTGGATCTCCAACAACAGTTGCTACAGCAAGAACCAAAATAGGGCCGAAGGCAGGATTTGGTGCAGATCCAAGAGTTGATCTACGTTCAAAAGCAATAATGTTCAACATCCAACCCGCAGGGATTGAAGGTGGAGAATTTCATATTGGAACTTCTTTCAGACAAATTGGACTTCTTAAAAA